AAAGCGGGCAAGGGCCGACCGTATTGCGGCGCACATGACTTGGCAGTTGCTCTACAAGATGGAGGGCTGGGAGGAAGATACCGACCGGCTGCTGTTGATGCTGCCCATTCTCGGCTGCGTATTCCGCAAGACCTATTACGACGCAATCAGCGCCTGCAACCGTAGCGACATGGTGACGGGCAAGGACTTCGTGATTGATTATTGGGCCAAGTCCATCGAATCCGCGCCGCGCTACACGCATATCATCCATTTATACCCGCATGAGGCCGGGGAACGCATACAGGCGGGCAAATGGATCAAGGTGCGCGTCGAGGGCGAGAATAATCAGGACGACGACGCAATCGTTGACTTTTATGAGCAGCACCGCCTGATTGATCTGGACGGCGACGGCTACCCCGAACCCTACGTTGTGACGTGCACGAAGGAAGGCGAGGTCGCGCGGCTTGTGCCATGCTTCGGCATTGAGGACGTCACGGTCATGGGGCCGGATAACAAGACCGCCAAGCTGCAAGCCGTTATTGAAAGTGGCGCGCCCATTGGCGACATCATCAAGATCGACCGCCGCCAGTATTTCACCAAATATGGGTTCATCCCCGCGCCCGACGGTTCGTTCTATGACATCGGCTTCGGCACGCTGTTGGCCGACCCGACCGAGGGCATCAATACCGTTGTCCGCCAATTGCTTGACGCGGGCACGCTCCAGAATGCGCAAGGCGGGTTCATCGGTAGCGGCGTGACGATCAAGGGCGGGAACATGCGCTTTGCGTCCGGCGAGTGGAAGCGGGTTGACGTAACGGGCGGGACATTGCGCGAGAATATCGTGCCGCTTTCCTTGCCCGGACCCTCGCAAGTGCTGTTCAACATGCTGCAGCTACTGATTACCGAGGCGGAAAAGATTGCCAGCGCCTCCGATGCCTTGTCCGGCGTGTCGTCGGGCACGGAACAGCCCACCACGCTGCTTGCCCGCATCGAACAAGCCCAAAAGGTCATGACGGCCATATTCAAGCGCATCTATCGGGCGTTCTTCAATGAACTGAAAATCCTGCGCCGCCTGAATCGCGATTACCTCGACGAAAAGGAATATTTTCAGCTTAACGACGCCGAGGATGCCCAGAACGTCGAGCGCGAGGACTATTTCGACGAGGATCTGGACGTCATCCCGATGTCCGACCCGACCGCAATCAGCGATATGCAGAAGCTGGCCAAGGCCGAGGCGATCATGGTGTTTCGCGGCGACCCGGCGGTTAACCAGCCCGAACTTTACCGGCGCTTTTTCGAGGCCACGGGGCAGAATGACATCAAGTCGCTGCTTACACCCGAAGGCCCGCCGCCGGTTGACCCGAAGGTCATCATTGAAGGCGCTAAACTGGCGCTCGCCAAGAAGGAAAGCGAGGCCAAGGTCGATAGTCTGAATGCTGTTGCGGCAAAGGCTTTGTCGGATGCTGCGGCTCAACTCGAACTGTTAGGGCTTTTGGATGACGCGGCGGCGCTTGCGGCAAAGGCGCGCGAACTAGGCGGAAAGGATGAAGATGAACCCGTTGATGGACCCGGAGAAGCTGGCGGAATGGAAGGCGAACAGACTGACCAAGGCGTTCCTCCAATACCTGGCGGACCGCCGGACGCGCCTGATGGAGGCATGGGCGGCGGGGGCGAACCTCTCGGCGGAGGAACAGGCGGCGTCGGTCCTGATGGGGCGCCTATTGAATCTCCAGTCGGATGATCTGAAGGACTTTTATGACACAGGCGAATAACAGCGGCATCGTTCCTATCGACAAGCGGGTGCTGGTCATGCCGGACCCGGTATCGGAAAAGATCGGCAGCATCTTCATTCCTGAAACACACAAGGAAAAGGAAGAATACGCCCAGACCTTGGCCACCGTCATTGCGGTAGGCGAGACGGCGTTCGGTGAGGCGATTGTCGAGGCCAAGCGTTACGGGCTGGCGTTCAGCGCCCCCATGCCCGGCGACAGGGTGATTATCGGGAAATACGCGGGAATGCGGCTCAAGGGGCCGAAGGATGGCGGCGATTACCGCATGATTAACGATGACGATATTTGCGCACGGTTGGAGGACTGACAATGGCTACCGCACCGATTGAAGCAGACGAAGGCGAACCGCTTGACGTTGAGGCGAATGACAATGCGCCGCGTGATTACGAGGCCGAGGCGCGCAAGCAAGGCTGGACGCCCAAGGATGAATTCAAGGGCGACGAAAGCCGGTTCGTAGACGCGGAAACCTTCGTCCGTAGGGCCGAGGAGATCACGCCGCTCATCAAGAAGCAGAACCAGGCGCTCAAGAGCGAGATTGAACAGCTCAAGAAGTCGATCAAGCAGGTGAACGAGTTTGCAACCAAGGCCGAGGAACGGGCTTACAATCGCGCCATTGCCGACCTTGAGGCTAAAATGGAAGACGCCAGCGAAATGGGCGACAACGCCAAGCTGCGCGAACTTGCAAGGGAAATGCGCGAGATTGAAAAACCATCAGCCCCCGCCGCCGTTCAGTTTACAAAACAGCAGGTGACGCGCGCGCTCATCGACTTTCGGGATGAAAACCCTTGGTATGACGAAGGCGGCAAATATGCCGATTACGCCGCTTTGGTGGCCGATGAGCATAAGGACTTGGCACAGACCACGCCGCCGCATGAGTTCTTCAAGATGATCGGTGACAAGGTGCGCGAACGCTACCCGGAGGTGGACAAGCCCAAGGCCGAACGCGCCAGGCCGCGCAATCCCGTCGAGGGCGTTACCAATCGCGGTTCGGGCACACGGGGCCGCTCGTTTGCCGACTTGCCCGTAGAGGCGCAGCGCATGGCCGAGAAATGGGAAAAGCAGGGCCTTATGACCAAGGCCGACTATGTGAAAGGTTATCAATGGGCATGAACGACACACTTGCACCCCGCCGCCGTGGCCGCCCGCCTGTAGAGGCCGAAACCGTGGCAACAGACGCGACGGAACCAACGACGCGCCGCCGCCGTGCCAAGATTGGCGAGTTCGCCATGAAGCTTGGCGCGCCCGAACGTCCGGGCTTTGTCCGCCGTTGGTTCAACGACCATAAAAACCGTATTGCGGAAGGCGAAGAATTGGCGTATGACTTCGTTACGGACAAGGGTGTCAAGTCAACCGACCCCGGCTCGCGTATCTCCCGCATAGTAGGTTCGGGGGAAAATGGCGAACCGCTCCGCGCCTATCTCATGGAAACCCCTGAAGAATATTACCAGGAAGGTTTAGCCGAGAAGGAAGCCAAGAACCGACAGGTCGATGATGCCATCGCCGCAGGTCGAGATTCCACAGGCCAGCATCCGGATACCCATGCAGGCCGAGGTTCCATCGAGCGGGATCGGTAGGCTGTTTTTGACGTCCTAGCGCCCCCGCGCAACAGAGGACGCTATTATGGCGAATATGAATTCCCCATTCGGGCTTAGGCCCGCAAAGGGGGCAAATGGTCAAGTTGTGACCGGCGCGCCCCGTCTCTACTCCCACGCCTCCGGCGATGCCACGGCTCTCTATATCGGAGACCTTGTCAAGCTGGCGGGCACGGCCCAGACCATCAACGGCGTAACAACGCCCGACGTCGTTCGCGCGGCAACGGGTGACGTGATTTGCGGCGTAGTGGTAGGGATCAACCCGACGTCCCGCGACACGCTTGGTTATGGCGCTGCATCGACGGCTTACACGCTGTTCGTTGATGACGATCCCAACTCGCTTTTCGAGATCCAGGACGTCAACAGCGGCACCGCGCTTACCGTCAACGATGTTGGCCTGAATGCCAACTTCGTCGTTGCGGCGGGCAGCACCTACACCAACCAGTCCGGCACTACGCTGGACAACACCACCGAGGCCACGACCAACACGCTTGATTTGAAGCTTGTTGAAGTTGTGAACCGCGCGGATGTGGACAACGCATCTTCGCCGCTTCGCTTCCTGGTGCGGATCAACCGTCATCAGTTCTCCAACCAAGTAGCGGGGTTCTAAACCATGAGCGCACCCACAATCACAACCGGCAACATTGCCAAACTGCTCTGGCCTGGCCTCAACGCCCGCTGGGGCCAGAAATACAACGAATATCCCGCCGAATGGAAAGACTTGGTAGACGTTGCATCGTCCGACAAGGCTTACGAGGAAGACCAGGAAATGACCGGCTTCGGTCTGGCCCCTGTGAAGACTCAAGGCGCGTCGGTTTCGTATGATACGCAGGGGCAGGGGGTTACGACCCGCTACACGCATATTGCTTACGGCCTTGGCTTCGTCATCACGAAGGAAGCCATTGACGACAATCTCTACGAGAAGATCGGGATGCAGCGCACGGGTAGCCTTGCGTTTTCGTTCCGCCAGACCAAGGAGAACGTCGTTGCCAACATGTATAACCGGGTTATCTCCGGTTCATACCTTGGCGCTGATGGCGTTGCTTTGGGTTCGACCGCCCACCCGTCACTTGCGGGCAACCAGTCGAACATCCTTGCGACGGCGGCTGACATGTCGGAGGCTTCGATTGAAGACCTTTGCATTCAGATCGGCGGGGCAGTCAACTCGCGCGGCATGAAAATCTCGATTATGCCCCGTTCGCTTATCGTTCCGATCAACCTCCAGTTCGAGGCTGCACGCATCCTCAAGTCGGTTGGCCAGAACGACACCGCGAACAACGCGATCAATGCCCTGAAGGCTATGGGCATGTTCCCCGAAGGCGTGAAGGTAAACCATTACCTGAATGACCCCGACGGATGGTTCATCCGTACGAACATCGAAAACGGCTTGAAGCTGTTTCAGCGCAACGAGATCGAATTTTCGCAGGACGAGGACTTCGATTCTTCCAACTTAAAATACAAGGCGTACGAACGTTTTTCGACAGGGTGGAGCGACTGGCGCGGGCTTTACAGCTCGGCTGGTGCTTGATGAATATGGGCGGGGCTTAACGGTCCCGCCCACTTTTTAAGGGGCTTTCATGTCCGCTTCAAATGCTTTACGACTTGGCCAGAATGGCCTTGAGGCGTTCAACCTCAGCAAGAGCCATTTGCCATTCGTGGTAAAAAGTTCCGTAACCATTTGTGCTGCCAGGGTCTTGCTTTCCTCGTCTGTATATACGCAGGTTCTGGATCGCATTGTTCGTTTTGACCCCATCCATATGATCAACGCATTCGTTGGACGTAAGAGGCCTGCCGAGATGCTTGGCCATCACCCACCTATGTTCAAGAAGCCCGTTTCTGTTCTGCATCTCCCGATACATGGGAAGATCTTCGGGGGCGACGTGAGTGGGGCCAATAACAACATAACCATTCGACGTGATTTCCCGTCGGGAAACTCCTTTGCGCTTGGCCCATTGATACCAACCTTTGCGACTTTCACGCTGGCCACACGGTTTGCACTGTCCATTGTAATTTGGGCGCTTCAATTGTTGAATAAGAGTGGACAAAGGATACCACCTCTTTGCCCCGCAATGAGGGCAAGTTACCACAGCAGACAATCTCCATTGGTTGTAAATATGGATTCGCTGATAATTACTAGAAATGGCGGGATGTTCAGGAATTTCTTTCCGAGATGGGCGGCCCATGGCTTTCTCCAATACATAGGGAATAAGTGAATGTCAGCCTCAAATGCCTTCGAGTCAAGTCTCCTCACACTTATCTTCAACAATACGAACCTGGCCAACGTAGGCGATGCAACTGGTTTGCGCGGCTCAACGACGGCGGGTTCATTCTATATCGGGCTTCACACCGCCGACCCCGGCGAGGCGGGCACGGTCACAACGAGCGAGGCGACCTATACCGGCTATGCGCGGGTTGCTGTTGCGCGTTCGGCTGGCGGCTTCACTATTTCGGGCAACAGCGTTTCGAATGCGGCATTGGTGACGTTTGGCGCGTGTTCGTCCGGCAGCAATACGATTACGCATTTCTCAATCGGCTCAAGTTCAAGCGGCGCGGGGGATCTGTTCCTTTCGGGTGCACTTACGGCTTCGCTTGCGGTATCGGCGGGCATAACCCCGTCGTTCGCAATCGGCGCGCTGACAACGACGGCGGACTGATGATCGGCATCGGCTCAACCGTTCGGGTTCTGGAACCATTTTCGGAGAGTTTTCCGGGCGAATATACTGTTGTTGCGCACAATGACGCGGCTGGCGGCTGGACGCTCGATCTTGACGGCGTGTTGAGCGACTTCGACGAAACATATCTTGAAGAGGCCGCCTGATGGCTATCACAACCCTTGACGGCGCGATTGCGGGGATGCAGCCGCCACGGCCCTTTGCAAAGGCTATCACCCCGACGCTGGTTGCGGGCAAGCCCCAATCACTCTGGGGGCTAGGCGGTAATCCGGGCGCCGGTTCGTGGGATACCACGCTCAACGGCGTTGTTCTTTCAAGCACCTCGGCAATGGTCAACGGCCAGATCTACCATACGAACCCCGGCTCCGGTAACGCGCATCTTGCGGGCCTGACGGCAATGGCCAATCAGGCGGGCATGTTGCTCCTGTGCGATAGGCTTTGGCATAACGGCGGGTTCACAATCACTTCGACGGGTTCGCAGAGCATCACGTCGCCAACCTTCCCGGCGCGCGACATTGCCGGTTCGACGAATGGCGATGGCGTTTATTTGGGGCTGGAGGTCAGCGCGGCTTGCGGCGCGGCGGCTCCGACCATCACCATCGGATACACCAATCAGGCGGGCACAGCGTCCCGCACGGCCACGAACAGCTTCGCTACGGCAAACAGCCCTGCGGCTGGCTCGTTTTTCCCCATCGGGCAGCAGGCGGGCGATACGGGTGTGCGTTCGGTCCAGTCGCTGACGCTTTCTGTGTCTTGGGTATCGGGCACGATCAACCTCGTAGCCTATCGGGTGCTTGCGGCTATCCCGTTGCTGGCGTTGATCCCGAACGACCTTGACCCGCTGACGAGCCGTTTACCGCGTCTTTACGATGGGGTTGTCCCGTTCCTGATATTTGTGCCTAATACAACGACGGCATCGAATATCACGGGGGTCTATACCGAAACCCAAGGCTGATGGCGACCGGCTTCGCGCTTGAAACCGCTTGGGCGCGGCGGAGGAACAAGCGGCAGGGTTATTACAGGCAGCTCATAAAGGCCGATGCGGACGGCACGGCTGCGACGATCTGGGAAACATGGTATTTCGGCGCGACCATTTCCGGTATAAACGCGGCGGCGAGTATTACCGAAGGGGCTGACACACTTTCGTCTTCGGCAACGCTCGCGCTCAATGCAGCGGCATCGCTTACCGAGGGCAATGACAGCCTAAGCGCGGCAAGCAATATTGCTCTCAAAGGCGCAGCTTCGATTACGGAAGCAAGTGACAGTGTTTCGTCAAGCGCCACGATTGCTCTTGCGGCGTCGGCTTCAATCACGGAAGGGGCTGACAGCCTTGTTTCGGCGGCAACCATTGGAATACTCGCCGCCGCTTCGTTAACAGAAGATGCAGACACGTTAACGTCAACAGCATCACTCGGCATCGCGGCGGCACTTGGTGGCACAGAGAACAATGACACACTTGCGTCAACGTCAACATTAACAGCCAATCCGTATATCTGGTCAACAATTGACCCCTATTTGGGGATATGGGGCGAAGTAAGCCCCGACAGTGGGACATGGACGCCTAGCCTTGCAACCGCAGGGACATGGGCAAACTCAACACCGGCGACCGGGACATGGGCAAACAACGCGCCCGCACAAGGGAATTGGTCTTAGAGCATCTGAAGCCCGTCCAGCCTTTGAGCAACGGGGGAGAGAGGCAATATGGAAGAGAAGAAAATAGGCACCGGCAAGCCCGGTCCAGGACGCCCTAAGGGTAGCGGCGACAAGATTAGTCGTGGTGTCAAGGAAATGGTGATTGCCGCGCTTAATGGTGTTGGCGGGCAGGCATATCTTGAAGAGCAGGCGGTTGAGAATCCAAAGGCGTTTCTGACGCTGATTGGCAAGGTGATTCCGTTGCAAGTAGCTGGCGCTCTCGACCACACTCTTAATGTGACAAAGATTGAGCGGGTGATTGTTCGGCCTGATGACCGTTCTTAAGATTGAGACTGCGGCTGTTTTTGAACCGCTTTTGCAGCCAGCAAGATATAAGGGCGCATGGGGTGGACGCGGCGCGGCCAAGTCACACTTCTTTGCAGGCAAGC